GGTTGGAAATATCCTTGATTAATCTATCTCTTTTAGCCTCACACTCATTGGCTAATTCTGGTAAAATTGTTGCCATAATTGGATTTACTAGCATAATAATTAACATTAATCAACATTTAACTTGACAGTAGTTAAGCTATAAACTATTAATTTAAGTTAATTTAATAATAAATAAGGAAAAAAATATGACAAGTATAGTAGCAAAGGGTAGTGAAAAAAGTAGCAGTTTTCCTAGTGTTTCTGTAGGTGTTCACAAAGCCCGTTGTATTAAGGTCATTGATCTTGGTACACAAAAAAATGAGTATGAAGGAAATATCACTTGGAAAAGACAAGTCTTGGTAATTTGGGAAACTCCAGACCAGACTAACGAAACATCCGAGCCATTAACAATCAGCAAATTTTATACCTTATCACTCCATGAAAAATCTAATCTAGGAATAGATTTAACTTCTTGGAGAGGCCGTGCTTTTTCTGAAACAGAAAAAAAAGGTTTTGATATTGCTAATTTAATTGGTCAACCTTGTACATTAAATGTTATTCAAGGGAATAAGAATAACAAGATAGGATCAGTAATGCCTTTAGCAAAAGGTGATAAGATTGCTGAACAATATCATACAAATGTAATCTTTGATTTAAAAGATTTTCAAAATGGTAAGAAGGAAGTCTTTAATCAATTACCAGAAGGTATAAGAAATATAATCCTACGATCTAGGGAACTAGAAGGATTAGACCAAAGCGATACTGGGGATGAAAACAATGGGTCTAATACTGTAGGACAAGAGCCAGTACCATTCTAATGGAATATACTAACGCATCTAATCTCCCTAAAAGCATTGAACGGGCAGTAGCTAACGATCCTTACTCATCCAAAGGGTCTAATATATCTGCTACCCGTTTGATTGCTCCTCCTAGAATAAGGGTATTAGAAATGAGAAATTGGGATTTATTAAAGGAAGATGTATCTGATAAGATATTTGCTTTACTAGGACAATCCGTACATCATATTATAGAACGATCTAAACAACGAATTGATTTATCTGAAAGAAGATTATTTTATAAAGATGATAAGATTACTAATGGTTGGACTTTGAGTGGGTCATTTGACTATCTTGAAAGAGAAGGAAGATTAATAGATTTTAAAGTTACTTCTGCGTGGGCTACTCTTAATGCTTTAGAAAATCCTAAACCCGAATGGGAAAATCAATTAAATGTATTAGACTTTCTATGTCGTAAAAATCAAAAGACTTTAACTAGCTATAGTAAACCCGTTAAGGTTAGGTCTTTATCCATTATGGCAATATTAAGGGATTGGTCTAAATTAAGGGTAATGCAATCTGATAACTATCCTAGAAAACAAGTTGTTATGATACCTATTAGAAGGTGGACACCAAAAGAACAAGACGATTATATTCAAGCTAGAATTAAACTACATCAAGATGCTGAAAAGTCTAGTAAGCTACCTCTTTGTACTGCAAAGGAAAGATGGCGAAAAGATGATAGCTATGCTTTAATGGTTGATGGTCGTAAATCTGCTAAACGGGTATTACCTACTAGAGAAGAAATGGATCAATACATGAAAGCTAACAAAATGGTAGAAGGTGTGAAATGTAAAGTTGTATTCAGAAAAGGTGAAGATGTTAGGTGTATGCACTATTGCCGTGTGAATGAATTTTGCGATCATTATATGAATGTCAAATTTTAAAAAAATAATAAGACCATTTGTTTTAACCAAAGACCCTCTTGTTCAAGTGATCCTTGAACGATTTGCTAAACGATCTGAAAATGGTATAAAAAAATATGGTAAGACAATGCTACAAGCTACAAAATCTCGTATCAAATGGATAAATGATGTCCAAGAAGAAAGTTGGGATACGATTGTCTATCTTGAAAAATTAAAAACAGAACTACAAAAGAAGGAAGGAGGAAAGAATGGTAAAAAAGAAAAAGAAAAATAAGAACAAAACAAAGAATAAGAAAAAAAATAAGAAGAAAAAAAGATAATTCTTGAAAATTTTTAGAATAGGTGTAAATGAAAACTGTGAACTTTCATTTTTTTTATTTATCTCTATTCATTTATTGGACTATTCTCATAGCATTAACCCTTCAATTACACTAATTTCTTATTCCAACGACCTTTATCATTTAAAACCATAGGCAATAGTTTTGGAATACCCTCTAAAATAATTCCACATCCTATTATAAATCTTGTCCTAAAATTTTTTGCGTAATTAAAAGCCATAGATTTTTGATTAATTAAACATCCTACATTCATAGCAAAGAAAATGTTATCGGGATTAGCCCAATAGCTTATGAGAAATTTTGTATGATAGTGTCCTTGTACTGCTGACATACCCATAGTTTGAGATACCTTTAATATATCTGCTGATCTTCCGTGAGTAAAAAAACATTTCTGTCCATTACTCATAGTTAAGGTTAAATCATCTACCCATTTCCATTTCTTTGTACCTAAAAAGTCGCCATAATCCTTTAGAAATTCTCTACTCATTCCGTATTTTAAAGCCCTCCTATACACCAAGCTAGAATGATTGCTCTCTACCTCTACCATCTTCGGAAATATGCCCTCTAATGCCCTTATAAAGCCCCTAGAGGCCTTTAATTCATCTCCTGCACTATAGAGGTCAGGATCGTGAGTGTGCATATTTATGGCGTGGAAATCGAGCAAATCGCCTATGTTAATTACAAAGTCAGGTTTGTATTCTTTCTTAATTTCTTCTAAAAAAGTAAAGCTATCTCTATGATGAAAAGGAATATGAAGATCGCTAATGACCAAAATTCTTTTGTTCACTAATTACCCTCTAATGTTTCTGAAAGGTTCTTGATACGTTCTATTTCTTCTTGTTTGGGATCAACATATTGAATTTCACCATCTTTAATATGTACATCCCTAATCGTTTTGTCGTCTATGATAATATCTTTTAAAATAACAACCATACTATGAGTTGTATTTTACTTTAATTTATTAAATTTTACAAGATTTCATCACACTTGAAAGTTCTTCTGCACGTTTCGGAGTTTGCTTTGCCCATTTGCTATCCAACATTTCTTCGGATGCAATTTGATAATCATTTTGTTTTAATGCTTTCCACATATTTTTAAATTTAGATACTCCACCGATACCAAGTTGGAATACCATTTCAATGATGACGCATTTAGCTTGATGATGAATGGGTAAACCTTCTATAAGTTGATTAGCATTTGACTTGGCTATATTAAAATCGCTATCAAAGACTTCTTCTAAATCTTTTTTCTTATAAGTTACACCTTCCTTGAATTTATCAGTAGGTAATACAAGATGACCATAGCCGATTGTGGCAAAACCAAGACTATCCTTATAGATTTTAGGTACAAATCCTTCGTGTTCTTTAATCCTTGCTTTTAAATCGCCATAACTCATTTAAAGAAGAATAAGGCAGATCGTCACAAAAATCAATCTATATGACTAATTAACTAGAAAATATATAGCAACAATAACTACCGCTACTGTGATAGATATTTTCTTATGGGTTTTTGCTAATGCCCATAGTTCTTTTGCTTTTTCCATACTACCTCCAATCACCATTGATTATTCTAATAACTTTCACCACTTTATTAACATTATTAAGAGTTTCTTTATGTTGTACATCAAGTGAATTAGCACTTTGCATTAATAGTAATGCGACTATAATTTGCAACATATATTAGCTACAGTTATTCTTATCTAAATCTATTGGTTTATCTTTATAGAACCACACCCAAGATGAAAGTTTAGTTCCGTCTTGTGTATAGGTACACTTCTGGCCTACTGAACAGGCAGTTAAAACGAATATCATAATCAGAAATATAAATACTTTGTTCATAATTATCCTATTTAGCGGGGTATAGTATCAAAAATCAAGAGAATTAGCCATTACTTCCTTTTGATAATATCTGCACCTTTAAGGCCATATATAGCAGATACTACACCAATAAATAGGGCTTGATACCAGAACGGCATATTGTTAAAATACTCAAAAAATTTTTCTACTTTCAACATAATTTCGGGATCGTCACTAAAAATTGACCATATTAACAATATCACGGGGGCTGCTACGAGTATCAAAACAAATTCGTCTTTCCATCCCTGTTGATTATTAGTCATAACAGCTTGTTTATATTCCAACTCACCTCTTGCCATCTTACTAGCA